ATTGCAGTTTCGATAGCTTCGGCAATTTTGGCAGCTTTTTCAGCTCCGATTTGCTCGGTGAATACACCCATGTCGATAGCTTCACCTGCGGCAAGAGCTTTCTGTGTGTATTTGGTTTCAAGGTCTTTGGGGCAAAGAGTTTCCTGAACCTTAACTTTTCCAACGGTCAGGGTGCGCTTGGACAGGGTAGTGTTACCGCTTGTCTGATAAGAGCAGCTGTCAGATTGGAAGTAAACGTCTGAATACAGCAAAGGCAGTATTTCAGCTGATTTGATACCGGGGAGAACCTGTCCAGCACCCTGCAACATACGTGCAGTTTTGGCGGTGAACATTGCTTTGGTCAGAAGGTTTAAGCTCTCTTCTTTGGTGTAATTGGTGAGACCTGTTACGTCAAATGCCATGATTTTATTTTATTTTTTGATTGATTTGATTGCGGAAACAAAGCCAAAGAAATTTTCCTCTTTTTCTGGTTTAACTGAACCGAATGGCTTTTTGGTCGGTTCAGGGGTGGTGGCTGCGAACTTTTCAAACACGCTGAAAGTTTCTTCAACTTTTCCAAGCACATTGACAAGTGCAGTTTCAAGGGTAGCGATTTTCGCTGCCAGTTCTTCGTTAGCGGCACGGAGTGCATCGAACTGCTCAACGGATGCAAACTGATTTTCAACCTCAACTTCCTCAACGGTAGTTTCTTCTTTGGTTTCAATCATTTCAACCACACCATCTTTGGTAGTTACCAAAAGACCAGTGGTAGTTTCATGCACTCCATCGGGAGCAGGAACAATACCCTCTTCGCCTTTAACATTCAGGAGCATTCCGGCTGCAAGTTCCTCACCTTCAAAAACCACGATAGTTCCGTCAACCAAAGTCAACTCACCAAACGCAATCTCGGCAGGAGCTTCGCTGAAACGCTGCTTTACCTCTGCCATGAATGCGGCAAGAGATAACTTCATTTCGGCTAATTCTGATTTAAATTCCATATATCTTAAAAGGTAGATTGATTTTAACCTATGCAAAATTTTGTAGCATGGCGGTAATTTCACGCATCATTTCAAGGACTTCATCCTGTTCTTCCATGTCAAACAAGCCCTCAACTGAAAAACCTTTCCATTCGCCATTTTTAACTTTTGCCCATATTTCCTCGTTGTCTATTAAATAGGTCAGGAACCACGAGCCATCCTTTGCATCTTCGTACCCGGTTGGTGGCATTACACCACGTTTGCGGTCAATGAAGTATGACTCAATCATGTGAACACCCTCTTTCACGGGGTTGGCATGGTCTGTATTTACTGCTTTATAGGCATCATTACGCACAAATTTCTTTGCTATCTTCCAAATGGTGTCAGCATCAAATGTCACGTAGTATTCACCCCTGATATCATCGTAGCGGTAAATGGGTAAATCGGCCAACATTGCCGGGCCTGTTACAATGCGTTTTTCTTCGGACTGAACAGAGTATGCCTGACGCATATCAATCTGCTGCAATTTGCGACTTGCCCACTCGATACCCTCGTCACCGCCCCAAGCTAACCACATCAGGCGTCCACATCCGTCACCAAGTTCTTTGTCGCTGTTTTGTCTGTGCCTTTCAAACCCTGCCATTCGTGCAATAGTGTCACGGGTAATGGCTTCACCGTTAGCTAATTGATTAGCCCTGATTTTACCAACCGCAGTTCCGCAGTCACCCCATCCGTTTTCCTCTGCCCAACGCAAAGCAACCTTTGCATTTTCTTTGGCGGCTTCTGGGTAGTCCGAGTAGCTTTCAAATTTCTGTCTGCTTTCCCATTTGCTGTAACACACAGCTGCCGCTTGGTCTTGCTCCATGCCTTCGCCAATCATTACCGGGATGCAACGGCTGATAAATTCATCTTCGGTTTCACTTGCACCGGGTTCAACAAACTGCTCATTGAAAAGCATGAAGTCTTTTTGTATGGCTGGGCGGTCAACGAGAGAAACAAAGTCCACCCCTGTTTCATCGTCATCATTGACCACAATTTTGTACACTGGTAATTCCATATCTTTAAAAGTAGGTTTAAACGACACTTGTATTTCTTAACCTGCGAACACGGGTCTGCGTTTTGGTGATGTCACCTTCAAGAACGTACACCCTGCCCATGCCACCGAACTGACCTTCTTCGGGTAAAGCACCGCCTGTAAGTGGAACGGCTGCTCCCGGACTTTGTGCGGGTGTACCAGTTGCACCGCCACCACTTACACTTTTTCCTTCAAATTGTGTTTGTTCAATTTTACGCACACGGGCGATACCCGATGCGATTGCAACAGCAGCGGCAATGGCTGCTCTTATTGGTGCATCAGGTGTTTTGATTGCCATTTGTGAAGCATAAGCAGATTGTGCAGCACCAATAGTTTCAACAATAGCTTGTGCAATAGATGCTTGTTTATTTATTTCAAATGCCTTCCTTTGTTGTTCTTCCGACTTTCCTGCAAAGGCATCAGCAAGTTGTCCAATTACTGCAAATCCGTTGGCTGCAATTTGCATCCTTTGTTCCGCAGCATTCTTTTGGTCTTCAATTTCTTTTAAGCGTATCTCTTCTTTTTTCTTTGCTGCTTCCTCTTCAAGTTTTATTTCCTCTTCGACTTTCTTTTTATAATCTTCAATATCTTGGAATGCACGTTCAATTCGTACTTCACGAGCATTTCTTTCAAAAGTTGCTTTTCTTTCTTCGCTTTCTTTTGTACTTTTTTCAGCAAGTTTAAAACTCTCGGATAAAATAGAATTTCTTAATTTAAGTTGTGCTTTCAGTTTTTCTGCTCTTGTTGGTTCTTGTGCTTTATTTAGTTCTTTCTGCGCTTTTGTTTGTTTTTCAAGAGTTGATTTTACTTCCTCGGCAGTTGCGATAGATTGGCCGTGAAGAACAAGTTGTTTATTTCTTTCGTTGTTGTAAACTTTTGTGGAGTCATTAACATCTTTTTGTGCTTCTTTTAGATTTGCAAAACCACGTTTTGCCAATTCTTGTGCGCCATTATTTATGCCTGTCAATGCACCAACAGCCCCAGCGTAAAACTTATCCCATGAAGAAGTTTGCTCATCAAGGTCACCCGTTTGTAATTCTAATAGACGTTTGGTTTTTTCCTGCAATATTTGGGATGCTGCTTCTGTCCTTGCACGTTGAGCAATCAATAATATCTGTTTTTGTGTGCGGATGTTCAACTGCTCCAATGAATTTGCGTTGGCAATATTGACATCATCGGTTGCAATACCTGCTTCTTTCAGTTTGTCAAGCGCACCTTTTCTTTCTGTTTCACTCTTTTTGGTGTCCTGTACAATTTTATTGTAATACTGCAAATCAGCTGCCTGTTGTCTTGTCAATCCCTCGGCAACTTTCATGGCAGCATTCATCTTTTCCATTTCGGATTTGGCAAAGCCAAGCGAAACGGCAATGTCATCCCAATATTCTATGACCGTTCCAAGTGCAGTAATCAAAAGACCAACTCCGGTAAGCATAAACGTTTTGGATGCAGTGGTCATTTTTTGGAATGCTTCAATGCCACGTTCACCAAGTGTCTTTAATTGCTTACCTGCTTCACCCAGTCCTTCCAATCCCTGTGCGAGTGCCATTGCACCCTGAACTTTTAACAAGGCCTTTTGCACATCTTCGCTTTCAGCACCAAACAAGGCCATTGCACCCTGTGCCGCCTGAAAACCATTTGCCACTCCTTTGGCTATGGTGTTTATTCGGTTAAACTTGTCGGGGTTTAATGCCTGAACTTTCTGCTGAAAGTCCTCCATCTGGTCTTTTAGTTCAGCAACTCGCTGCGCTGCCTTTGTCGCTTCGGGTGAAAATTCACCAAACTTTTGTGCGAGTGCGATTGCTTCGTTGGTGGCTTCCCTGATTTGTGCTTTCAGCGACTTAACGCTATCCGTGCCAGTTGTTTTGGCTTCTAAATTTATTGCTACTGTGGTTGTTGCCATTTTATTTGTTTGTTAATGCGTACCATTCTGTTCCATCACATACCAAACAAGCCGTTCCGTAATGTGTATTGATTGTATAATTAGCTGCTCCGTCAATCAACTGGTCTTCGTATGCGTCAATGGTGAGTGTTCCCTGCGGGCCTTTTTTTACAACCCAAATTAATTTGTTGGATGCTGTTGATGCGTCAGGTAATGTCAATGTGTGGCTGCCTGTTCCAAGCGAAATAATTATATCATCATGTAAGGCAAAACGATTTGTGCCGAAATTATTTGGTGTCATCAACTGTCCTTGCAGCCATACTTCGTCAGCCCCTACATTCTGCACACCTTCACCAATAACCACGCTGCGTTCACTATTTGGTAAAAAGGTCGTGCCACTTGTCGCAAAGGCAGCATTTGCCCTGCCGTAGTTTGTCACTGCATCTCCCGATACAATCGCATCACCCACCGCATTGAAGTCACCCAGCGAAAACCCTTTGTTTTGGATAACCTTGCCGGGTAGGTTGCCGCTACCTATTGGATCTCTTTCGGTTTCCTGTGCGTCACCACCGCCACCACTTGACTGCGTACCACCACCGCCAACGCTTCCTGTTGTTGCTGTGAATGTAGGCCCGGTTTTAAGGAACAGGAACTCACAGATATTGACGCTTGGATTTATCGGGTCATAGTCCTCAATCTTATTCAGTCGGAAGTAATTGCCATCGAAAAAGTAAAGGTCACGGAATGACAGCTTTTCCATATCAGCCGGGGTAAGGTAGAAACTACCCTTTACCAACTTGCTGTCCTTGTCTGTGATTTCGTTGATGTACTTTGACCAATAAACATTGTACAGGTTTGCGTTAGTCACTGGTGTTCCGCCCGGCAATCCAATCCACCTTGGCAGCCCAAAGTTCAAATCACTTGATGAAGCCAACGGGTCATTCAGGTGGCCCATGTATGGATAGATTGTTTTCAAGTTAGACGCAGGGGTTGTGGATGCTGTTTTCGTTCCGTTATAAACCCTATACGGCTGACAAGTTTTTGACTTGTATTGCAGCAGTCTTAACTTGCCGTTTTTATTATCTTGACTTTGGGTGTTGTTGTCAGGTAGATATTTGTCAGGTTCGTTCTGTGGCTTGATAATCATTGTCGGCTGAAAACCTATCTCGATTTTCTTTTCCTCTTTGACGAAGTCATTTAAGACAAGTATTTCCCTATCCCCATAAATTCTGCTAAAATCCTCTTTGTAGTATTTGTTGCCATCGTCATCACCTTCCGCATAGCTAAATTTATATTTACCTGCATCAAGTTCACCCATAGGGATGATTTCAAGTGGCTGTGATAAATCCCTTTTTTCTGTCCAATCCCTGACTTGATTTGTAAGAAATTCCTCACGTGGTAGGATGACAAGGTTCTTGTCTATTTCGGTCGGCTCAACGTAGAGATTGAACATGGTAAATATCCACTTCATGAACTCACGCTGTTTTACTTCCGTGTTGCCAAAGAACCCGGTCAAGTCTATTGTTTCACCATAGCCGAATTTGCCATCAACAATACCATTGTAAAATCTTGAACCTGCGTTCTGTGTGTAGGTTGGTGATATTATCTGTCCAGTGTCATTGTCAAGTATCTGCATCAGGTATATTTCGACCGTAGCATTCAATGGCAATTTTAATGACCTGAATATAATATCATTTATTGATACCGTTCCACTTACTGCATTTGCGGATGTGGACATTTGCACGGCCAAAGAGCCATTTACATAAATGCCGTATAGAACCTTTACAGATGTAACACCGCCAAGTGATGTGATTGTGGCATTGGTGTCAAAAAAGAAATCATAATATTGCCCTGAATACCCGTTGGTGAATACAGATGTTGTTGGATTATATTGGTTTGATGGATCGCTTATTTCACTTGTAAAGGCAATTTTCTGTCCAGCCGAATATGTTGTGCCACTTGCTGTTGGTATTTCAGCTTCAAACAATCTTTGCTGCGCCTGTGCTTCACTCAACAAAGGAACACGAGATGGACATGGAACAACCAATCTTTTGAAAAGGGATGTGTTGAAGAATGAGCCACTGCTGTACGAATAACCCGTGCCGCTGAAAATCTTATCCACCACGTTTTTGGCATACACATAAATGGTCAGGTCATCAGCATTGAAGTTTTGATAATCCGCATAAGTGCCATTGTCCATCCACCCGTAGACATAACCCTCACCAATGGGTGCGCCACCACTAAAATTTACATAACCACTGCTGTTTTTTATTATGGAAGTATCCCACGAATTGAATATATTGGTAGCATTCAGCACGTGGTTGTATTCGGTGAAATCTAAGTCCTCTAATTTGGCATCTGAAATCTTGGCAAATAGGTCAGCCAATTCCCCGTGCATTGAACACTCATACTCTATTTGGTTCAGGTCGTTAATCTTAATCGACAACAAACGGATAAAGCCCTCTATCTGGGTGACTTCATCCACCGTTAGCAGCGCATCGGCTTTCAAGTTTGGATTGAAATCAGGGCTGAAATTGGTGGATGTCGTGTTGCGGATGCTCAAATTCAAATCAAACAAGTGCGTGAACAGCTTGTTGTTTGTCTTTGTACCGGGCAGCGTGAATGTCTTTGTCCAATCACTTGATCTGCTTTCCGGCTCACGGATGTCAGCAATGGATTTGTTTATCTGTATTCCAAAATCGGTTGGCAGGTCAACGCTGTACCCACCGCAAACTAATCTTACGTTGTTCATGCGTTTTGTAACCTTTCAGGTTCTGTATATTCAACGGTTATTTGCAGATTGTTCGGGCCGTCAATGTAATCAAAGACCTCATAATTTGTGTCTGTGATATTGACCGGGATTTCACCCAAGAAAACCACCGGGGATGCAATCAAATCTTGCAGCCACTCAAATTCTGTTTCAGTCAACCAATTTGTGTTAAGCACCACTTGCTTTGTCTTTTCGGTTGCATAGGAAGTCATACCATGCTTTGTTTTGTCATACGCAAATGTGTTGCCTGTCAGGGTGTAGTTATTGCGTTTAAACTGCTTTCTGCTCACGCTGTATTTGTCACGTGATGCCATGCTGCAACGCACACTTTCAAAGCCACCCAACGGGTTCAGGAAGTAAAGATACTGCGGAACATATTTGCTGCATTCTTCTACCACATCAAAGCGGTACACTTCGCTGAAATTGCCACCAATCGTCTGGGTGAATTGAATGGTGTAATATGCCGTGCCAACAGGCACAACACTACCGGGTGTTCCTGATGTCAACTCCCCTGCTGTGAGTGCGTTTAATTGAACCACACCTGCACCAAATCTAACCATGAATTGCGATGTGTCGGATGTGCTTGGAGTCCAAGGCAGCTTCAAATAACTTGTGGCAATCACTGAACCTGCGGCATTGTATGCCATCACCTTTGGTTCGATGTTAAAACCGAGCAGCAAAAAATATAGGTAGTCGTACTGCTCACGGGTCACAATTCTTGGCCGCACACGGGTGAGAAATTTGGCTGAATTGGGTGTGACATTTATCTTGTAAGTGTCGGGTGTTTCGCTTCCATACAAATTAAACAGCCCGTTCCACACATATTTACCCGTGTCGGATGTCAGGTTCAGGTATTCTGTTCCGCCATACTCCTCGCCAAATTCAACGCTATATGCAAGGTAGCTGTTATTGCACTTGCTGATTGCAGTCAGTCCCTGTGTAAAATCGTAGGTAAGATAGTTTTGCAGGATCCTGCTGATATTGAAAACACCCTTATCGGTAGTGCCGTGAAATATCGGGGCTTTCAGTTTGGCAATCGTAGTGCCTGATGCGTTTTTGATTACCGCAATAAACTTGAAATTTGCCTGTGCGTAGTTGGTCGAAGTGACCACATAACTGATATCCGAATAAACCGGGCTGACATCGTTCGGCTCGGTATTGATAGTGATTGCCATTACTTAAAAAAGTAGGTTTGTGCCTACCTATGTAGTGAGAACCTCACTGGTAACGTATGCGGTGATGGGTTTACCCAAGGCATCTCCCAAGTGCTGTGCGATTGCATCAATGTTGGCAGGGGTCAGTACATCCCCTATAAAGTTACCGCCCTTGTATCCAAACCGCTTTATTGTTCCTTTGGATGCAATCTTTTTGGCGATTGCTAATGCCATAGATTTACGGGCTTCCAAAACTGATTGTGTGCTTTGCTCTTTTGATTTACGGACAGGAATACCCTTTGCGCTTATCCATTCCTCAATAGATGCAATCGGTGGCCGTTTGCCTTTTCTCCTGCCTTGGTCTGCCCAAAAATAGTAATTTGCCATTTCGATTGGCACGGTCACTCCGTTGGCATTTTCCTGAAAGTCACCGATGTTGACACTTGACCGCAGGTTTTTGGTAGCGACCAATTTCTTTTCTGTAATGTCTTGCCGCAACGCATCCACCAATCTTTGAGCCACACCCAAAACAAGGTCAGCAAGTAATGAATTAGGCATGGGGCTGTCAGGTATGCCGAACTTATCCAGCAATCCTTTGTTGATTGCGTCCAGTTGCGCTTTGGTAATGTTCACACTTATAAAAGTAGAAACCCCGACACAATGGCCGGGGCTTCATCCGTAGGGGATTTGAACTCCTATCCTCACCAATGGTGAGATGTTACCCTTTGCCGGTATTCATTCCCGGTTACACCAACGGTATTTCAAACTTACAACATCTCTTGCAATAAAGCAATCTTGTAAACGGTACTATCTTTGGCCGACTTTGCCGATTGCGCTGCGGTGTTCAGCCGTTCTGTCCTTGCCCTGTCTTTTTCTGTTTGAAAACTGACTGCGTTTAAGAACTCAACCAGCGGCATATTCAAAAAGAAATCCCATTTGGTGCGGTCACCGCCTGCGATGTTGTCCACCATTTTCAACCAACTGATGGCTGGTCTGTCTTTTCTTCTGCTATCTTCTTCAACTTCTCCACTTCCTGCTCTAAATATACTTGGGTAGCTTCGAGTAATTCCGGCAAGCATAGAGAAAAAAAAAGCGTGTAGGCATACGCAAACGAAATCGGCATCCGTTCCCTGAACTGCGCTGCAATCTTTTCAAAGTCATCTGTCTTTACTTCCTTGCGTTTGGGTGGGAATATCCGGTAAGGAACGCACAGGGCCGCCATGATCATGTGCAAGTTCTGCACCCATTTGTCCTTTTCAGCAAACAAGTCCTGCACCATAATAAATTGGTGGGCTTGTAAATGATGCTGATTGGCTGCGAATTTATAAAGCGTGTTGCCGATGCGGAAGCTGCCCACGTTTTTTGCAGTAGGTAACTCTGCCATGAATGCAAGTTTTGCCAATGCAGACGTGATGTCCACAATTCGCATCTCCTCAATTTCGTCCAGTTTTTTTCCTGATAAAATGGACAATGTTTTGAGCTGATTGTCAAAACTCGGCTCGGTCAATAGCTGCAATTCCTGAAACTGCGCTATGCTTATTTCATTCCAATTCTTTGGTAATTTCATTTTACTATTTTATACCACAAATGTATGGCTGTTGTTTTGATTATTTCGTATATGGCTATGGTCAGGAGTAGTTTCATATTATAACAAACACCCCTTTCTTATTCTTTTGGCTGCAATACCGGGCAAGTGCCAACGCACATACAGCGTCATCGTGCAACCCTGCTGGTGCAGAATAACGCAACCCTGTTGCCGTGTGTTCAAATTCAAAGTTACGCATCTCGTCTGCGATTATGCCTTCGGGAAACTTAATCAACCCAGCGTGAACATCTGCGGTAAGTTGTTCCATCATCTGTTGCTTTGATACCGATGTGAACTTAACCCCAACAGAACGTGGGCAATGCCGTTGTATCTTCTCCACAATCGGGTCACCTACTCCAGTGCTATCTATGGCCGCAGGGGTGTTGCCTACTACCCGAATGATGTGCTGTTCTGTCTGCGCCCAGTCCTTTTGAAAGCGGTCAAAGTAGCACACCCGGTATTCGGAGTCAAGGCCAATGATGACCGTGTAGTCACTATACTTTGCAAGGTCAATGCCGTACCACTCAACAGGTGCGGTAGAAATCGGTGCAATGCACTGCGAAATGTAGCTCAATCCAAATGGGTTGCTGCCATCTTCGGTTGGCTCTGCAAGATACAGCTCACTGAATATGTGCTGTGGCAAGTCACGTTTTGCCTGTTCAACTTCTTCAAGTTTCAGGACACCAGCATTGACTGCGTCATAAGCGGTTATTTTAAAAAACCCATAGTTCGGCTCACCCATCCTTGCCCGTTCTGATAGCTTATATCCCCAGTTCTTTTTACCCTTTACGTTACCGATTAGCTTGCATTTGCCTTCGGTCTTGGTCAGGGTGGAACGCAGCGCAAACCATGCATCTTCCCTAGCCCGTGTGAACTCATCAAACACCGCTGCATATACATCGTCACCATAAAGGTTGTCGGGCTTGTCTGCCGATTTAAATTCAATGATGCCCCCGGTGGGTAGGGTTAAACGCAACTTGCTTTCATTGACCTTAAAAAAGTCACGCACGGTCACTTGGTTACGCATTCGCCTGAATGCAATTTCCGCCTGTTGATACACAGGTGCAACCCACCACACCGATTGATTTTCTTTTAGCTTCAACGCCTGTTCAAATAGCCAAATGATATGACTTGCTGTCTTGCCAACTTTCGTTGCAGCAGCGGTCACGGTGTACCTATCAGGGCTATCTAAAATTGCCCGTTGGTAATCCGTTACGAATGGCCGGGTGTAGCTAATGTGCATTTATAGAATTCCAGTCTTTCTTTGTTTATGGCTTCAAGGTTGTGATGTTCGTTGCAGTAGGTTTTATTTGCTTCGCCTCGCGAATAGGTTGCAATCGGTTGGCTTTCTATTGCCTGTTTCATTGCATTGTACCATTCGTCTGGTGTGTTCAGGCAGAACTTCACCCCTGCATTGTTCAGGTGTTGCAGATATGGTTCAACTCCCGAAGCAATCACGGGCAATCCGTATGCAGCCGCTTCGATTATTTTCAGCTCGGATTTGCAGCTATTCCATTCGTTCTGCTCCAATGGTGCAAGTGCGCAATCAAACAGGCGGTAAAAATTGCCGTACTCGTTCGGCTGCTGTGCGTGAGATACCAACACCTGTGGCCGCAGCACCGGGTTGTTGCCGTTGAACTTATACAAGATGCTATCCCAAATGTAGTTATTCGCCATCCACCCGCACAAAACGAAGCGTACATTGTCATGCTCATTGCAGATGCGTTCAATGGCTTCTGATAGTATCATGATGTCATTGCTGTGGGTAAGTCCACCCACCCATCCAAAGGTGAAGTACTCCCGTTCCTGCGGTGTTGAAAGCCACTGGTCATCAGTCAGGTCAAGTGCATTCGGCAGCACCTGAACATTGCGGTTGTACTTCGCTATCTTTTGGGCAAGGTAGTCTGTGGTCGTGGTAACACCATCAGCATAACGGATGCCGTCAATGATCTGCTGTTTCAGTTTATGCTCCCGAAAGTACTTATATGTCGGGTGGTGTTTTGGAAGTAGCCAGTAGTCATCAATGTCCACGATGTATTTGATGCCGTTCTTTGCCAAATAGTGGAGTATCTCGTAGTGGTTCTCTCCCAGCCATCTGTTGAAGATGACAAGGTCGTAGTTAGATAAATGCGGTATTCCATTGCGTTCAAAGTTTTGGCTTATGCTGACCGTGATGTCATCAGGGTAGTCAATTTGCAATCGTTTCAGGGGTGTGTACAGGCGGTGGTATTCAACTCCACCCATGCCTTCCCAAAGTGCTAATACTTTCATTTCATCATCTCCTTTATTTCCTTAAACAATGCCCTGATTTCTGGTGACTTTATTTTCAAACAGGCCACCTGTAATTTTATTGTGCGCCTTTCTTTCGTGCGTTTCAGTCGTCTGCGCTGTGCTGTGTATTTCATTCGTATGTTTCTGTGAAGTATTCGTATGCGTTAAGGTCATCGTCAATCATGGTGGCGTTGACCGCATCCATAATCTGTTGCCGTTCCATTTCTTTGGCCTGAATAAACAAGCCAATAAATTGTGACTTCTGTTCTTTTGTCAAATGAATTGAAATGCATTGCTCCAACCACTCAACTGCTGTCTGTTTATTGCCCATCTAAATTAAGTGTTATTTTGATTTCTCCTGTGACCGTTTGATTTACGTCTGCCGTTTCCTTCGGTTTGCCGTACACCCTGCTCAACAAAGTTTCAATGGAGTAGAGACTGCCCTTTTCAAGTGACTTCCTCATGGCATTTGCAATGGTCTTTTCCAACACCGTTGCTTTCGGGTTCTGCCATACTTCTTTAAGTTCGTCCAAGTCCATTGACAGCATTTGAGTAGAGTGACGTACTTTTTTGGTCGCCCGTTGGGGTTGGCAACCTCGCCTTTTTTGAATGGTGTTAAGTTTTGTTCGTTTGCCATATCTTCACTATTTGTTCACTATTTTCCGCAAGTTGGACACATTTCTTTTTCTTCGGGTTCTTCTTTGATTTCGGGTAGGTCAATCCCCCATGATATTAACTCCTCTGCATCCCACTCATTTGCCAATTCATCCCAGTTCCACTCACCAAAAGATACGTTGTCCTTTATCAAAAATTCATCACGCTGTTTGGATGTCCACTCATCGGCCAATATAATGGGAACTTCTGCTGCCCCGATATCGCACAATGCCCTGTATCTTTGATTACCGCCCAAAATAGTATAACCCCCAAAATCGGAAGTAACGCAAACAAGTGGCCGAGCTATCAGCATTTCGGGAAACTCAATTAAAGAACGCTTCAATTTGGCGAACTTGTCGGCATTGATTGTCCGAGGGTTGTTCGGATTGGGGTGAATATCTATGAGCTTAACCCACAGCATATATGCGTACGTTTCTGTTTATGTGATTGTCAGGAACAAAACCAAACTGCGCCATCAAATGGTCAAGCCCGGCATGGCTGAAAATTGTGCAATGCCCGATTTCAGGATTGATATAGATATCATCTTGTGTTATCCATTCTGTGAATGAAGTTTCAATCATTACCTTGCTGCCGGGGTGGCAGAACTCTTTTATTTCGGCCAGCTCTGCAAATGGTGCGGTCAGGTGTTCGATTACTTCGGTCAGGACAATCACATCATAGTCCTTTTTAAGGGATAAAACATCGGCATAATATCCGTTATAAGGGTCATAACCATCGCAGTCAATACCAGCATCCTGCATGAATGTAACCATCAAACCACTGCCGCAACCGTAATCCAAAATGGTGGGGTTATCCTTGCCTGATATTTTGCGGATGCGTTCTAACCGTGTTTTATTCATATCATCCGTGTTGCGAGTATCTTCATTTCCACCGCCCACCATGCCTGATTGGTCTAATTTTTTGCAGAAGATGTTACCCAATTCGTCAGTGTAGTATTGTACCCCGCCTTTGACGAATGCCTTTTTGGCTACCTTACCCGTAATTGGTGATTTAGTTTTGCTCATATTTTGATTTTAAAATCTGTGTCAAATTGATAATTGTCCATGCACCATAGCCATTGTCACCTGTTGGGATTACGTTGTGCGCAGTCGGGCAGATTTCAACAACACGGGGATGCTTCATTACCTCGGCTATTGCGTAGGCCATTGACTGATTGCCGACAAATAACTCACAGCCCTTTATTATGCCGCACAGCTCCGCAAAGTCTTTTACTTCGATGTGAGAAATGTCAGGCAGCTTGGCCGAAATTATGCGGTATTCATCAGGCAATCCTACAAATTTTATCTTATCCTGATACCTGCGAAGGATGCTATAATCAAAAGTCGGGTTATGGTAACGGGCAGTGCGGTTCAAAATGATTTGATGGTTGCCTAATTGCCACACATCAAAGTGTATCGGCTCGGCAAGGTTGCAGGTCAGTTCGGAGTAGATATGAAAATACCACTGCGAAATGTGGCCCGTGTAATTGTGAAACTTGCGGAATAGGTTGAAATTGTAATCGGTTTTGACAGCTTCATCCGTGATTGTGCATTTGCCTATGAAGTCGGTAGACATCAAAAGCGGCACGAGCATCTGCGCCATCTTCAAATTCATTTGCACTTTACCCATAGGGTGATTGAAATTGTACTGCGCTGGTACATCCACCTGTAAATACAGATGCACTTTCTCATTACGCAAACGAGATGCTGCTCTCATTGCCGGGAGTGAGTAAATCAAATCCCCTGCGTTACCGCCATGAATAATACTAACCATTCAGGGCCTCCCGATATAATCTTTTCAAAGCGTCAAACATACAACTGCGACAAGCCGGGAATGGTTGACCGTACAACTGCCTGTGAACTTCGTTGAGTTTGGCATAATAACCAGCTTCAAGCGCATACGTTCCCGTTTTATTTATCCGGTCGATGTGCGGTTTCAAGTCAAGGCAAAGTGAACGCTGTTCAGGTGTCATATACGAGTCATGATGAAGTAACAAACAAATGGTAAAACAATCCCAAAGGCAATTCCGGTCAATGTGATTTCAATTAGTGTCATAGGTATCTGTCAATTAATGCTCCAAAGATAGCACATAATGCACCATAAATTATACCATACAATCCGAATTGAACGGTAAACCATACCAGCCCGGTCCACCATGATAGGCAGAAACCGCATTCAAAAGGTTTGATTGTTTTGCGGTAGCGGCTGTCCAGCGCATACACGAATGAAATCATGGGGGGAAAGAAGTACCGGGATAGCAGGACACAAAGTGCCGCCACTCCTAAAATGTCAGTCATCGTATTCATTGTATTTTTCTTTTATCTGGGTTTTGATTGCGTTTATAATTTGGCTTATCTCTCGGTAGTTTATTTTCGTGTCCCGGGCAATCATTGCCATGCTCTGTTTATCTTCCCACAGCTGCCAAAGTTTTACCACATACCACTCACTCCGGTTGAAATGGTTTGCCACCTCTTTGAAATTGACTGACTCCACCGCTTCCTGTTTGCGCCTGATGTGAGTTTCGTCATAGTCCTCTGCTTCCTCATCGTAATTTTCGGGTAGGGTTTCTGTGGTGCGTAGAAAGTCACGGTAAAACTTTGTATAACGGTTGCCGTTTACCGCATTGCATCCCACCCTTACTAAATAGTATACAAGTCCATTACTTTGGTGAAGTTGTATCAGGCGGTCAGCATCCATTTCACAGCAGATAAGAAGCAAGTGTTGTTGTAGGTCGGCAGCAACGTGAGACCCTATTTTGTTACAGAAGTCAGGAAGCCATTTGGAATTGGCTAACTCAATCAGTATCTCGGTGCGCTTGTTCAAGTTTAAGTGCGTGAACTTTTTTCAGCCAATCTTTGAATGACTTGTTATCACCATACCGGGCATGATCTTTCCTGCATAACGCCATCAGGTTTTCAATTACATCAGCGTGTTTACTTCCACCCATCCCCCGTGCTTCTATGTGGTGAATGTCCACAGCTTGTGCGCCACACACCTCGCAAGGGATAAAATCACTTTTGTCATAGCCAAAATGGTCAAGGTATACCTTCGTATGCTTCTTCACGCCACAAAGTTTATTCGTAAATAGTCGATATTTTTATATTGTGGATAACTTTGATACAAATAATTTAACAAAAACTATTGCAAGTATAGAAAATTATATTACATTTGCAGCATGGAAAACACTAAAACACCTTTTGAAATGGGCTGGATAGCCAGTCAGCAGTTTAATTACTACGAAACCGAAGGCGAAAATCCTTTTCAACTGAACTCCGATGAGTTCAAAGAATGGGAAAAGGGATGGGCTTGGTATATCACCCAGACGATCGAATGGGAACGTGACGAGCAGAGCGACATTGATTATCACGAAAGACAGCAGTACTGCAACGAATAAAAATAAATTTGGAAATCTAAAATCTTTGTTTTATAATTGCATATCGGAATAACAGGACTGACTCCCCTGCCGAGAAACGGAACAAATGACAACGAAAATAATTAACACCCACGCAAGTAAAGAGACGGCATTGTTCCAGCCGGAGTCAACTCTTGAAAGTGTGGGTGTTTTTTTTATGAATATTTACAAACCCACACCATTACCAGTCGCATATTGTGACGAACAAATCGCAGAACTTGAACTGCGCAAAGAGTATGAAAATTACAGGAGAGAAAACAAGGTGCTTACGTTATTACAATGTGAGTACTTATGGATGAAACTTGACCTGCAAATTATCTATTACAACCAGTGTAAAAAATTAACCCTTAAACAAAATGGCAAAGGATAAAAAGTCATTCGTAATGTACTGCGACCAGCAGTCAATTTTCAAAATGCTTCCTGATGAAATTGCAGGTAGATTGATAAAACACATTCTCGCATACGTTAACGATGAAAATCCGGTAACTGATGACCTTGTATTGCAACTTGCATTTGAACCTATTAAGATGCAGTTAAAAAGGGATTTACGTCATTGGGATGAAGTCAGGGGGAAACGTAGTGAAAGTGGAAAATTAGGCGGTAGACCTAAAAAGCAAACAGAAGCAAAAAAAGCAAATGGTTTTTTGGAAAAGCAAACGAAAGCAAAAAAAGCTGTTAATGTTAATGTTAATGTTACTGATAATGTAAATGTAAATGATAATGACAATAAAGATATATATCGTAAAATTTTGCATTTGGAAATCACAAGGGCAGAAGTTGACAAGCTAATTGCTGATGGCTATACCATTGACCAAATTGATGACATTCTGGACAGGGCAGAAAACTGGAAAGGCATTGCAAACAAAAGGTCACTATACCTTACCGCAAAAAATTGGCTATCTGCTGACATAAAGAAAATCACAGCAGAAGTTTACCGTACACCCAAAGAAAACTTTTTAACATGATTGAACAACAAATACTCGGAACGTGGCTGCAAGGTAAGCAGCTGGATTTAACCGCAACCGTACGCAGCGAATGGTTCACCGTGCCAAAATACCGCACCCTATGTTTAACCATTCAGGCAATGTACCTCAACAACGAACATATTGACAACGTGGCGGTGGTAATGAAGCACCGTGACATGGCAATGGACATCGCAGGGTTAAACAACTACTACACAGGCGAAAGCATTACCCGATTGGTTGCAATGCTGCATCAGGAATTTATCCGTAAAACCCTGACTATTGACTTGACAAAAATTGTCAATGACCTGACAAACGGAAGTGAAATAATGCAGTCCATGTCGGAAGTTCAAAAAACTATTGATGAAATACAACTGAACGAAAACGGACAAGCTGTTGACCTGATCACTCTACTTGGTGACCGCTTTGACAACTTGGAGAAACGAAGCAAGTCCGAAATCAAAACCATTGGACTACCAACCGGGTTCACCAGATTGGATAAGTACATTGGTGGTTTTGTTCCCGGTGAAAATGTGGTGGTTGCAGGTCGGCCGGGCATGGGTAAGACAGCATTCGCAGTTAGCATCGGGATTGCTCATGCAAAGCTGGGTGGCAGGGTGATAATGTTCAGCATGGAGATGAGTAAAGAACAACTCGCAGACCGCATACTTTCATCGCTGGGCCGGGTGGACAACCTGAAAGTTCGCAACGCTGATGTGAATGAATTTGAGTTGGAAAACATCGCCCGTGAATTACTGCTTATTGATTACAAATTTCAAATCGAAGATAGCACAATGCTGGACATAGCACAAATCAAAACCCGAATTAAAACCATGAAAGTAAAACCCACTTTGGTAATCATTGACTACATGCAGTTGGTTAAAAGTACAGGCGGTAAAAATCGGGAGCAGGAAATAGCAAACATCAGTAGGCAATGCAAACTGATTGCCAAAGAATGCGGATGCACCGTGATGCCATTGTCGCAACTCAACAGGGGAACAGAAGAAGGAAACAGCCGCCCAAAATTGGCAAACCTTCGGGAGTCTGGTGCAATAGAACAGGATGCAGACACGGTTTTATTCCCTTACCGCCCTGATTACTACGAAGCCCAAAAGAATGGCGGCAATCCACCCGAACTCGAAGATGCTGAATTGATTATCAGCAAGTGCCGTAACGGGATGACAGGAACGCTGCAATGCAATTTTATGGGTAAAACAGTTGAATACATTTTTTAATTAAATATAAATAACTATATTTGCACTATGAATTATCAAGTTAAACCAATAGATTATAACGACTGCAAAGAGTGGTTCTTAAAAAAGCATTATGCTAAACGAATTCCATCTGTTTCTTTTTGTTTTGGATTGTATTCCGATAAGTTAGAGGGTATTTGTTCATTTGGCTCTCCACCATCAAGGCCGTTGTGTATAGGTGTTTGTGGAGTTGAAAATGCACATAAAGTTTTTGAATTAAATCGTTTAGTAGTCAATGAAGGACTACCAAAAAACACTTTGAGTTATTTTGTAGGCAATTGCTTAAAATTATTGCCAAATGATTTGATAATAGTTTCATACGCAGATACATCTCAAAATCACCACGGATATATTTATCAAGCAACCAATTGGATTTATACTGGATTAAGTGCAAAAAGAACAGAAAGATTTGACATAGACAATCCAAATAAACATTCTAAATCAGTAGTTGATAAAAAGGGTGTAGATTATCAAAGTTTAGCAGTTAGAGAAAGACCACAAAAGCACAGATACATTTATTTGATTGGCTCTAAAACACAAAAACAAAAGTTAAAAAAAGCATTAAAATACGAAATACAACCATATCCAAAAGGGGAAAATAAAAGATATGATGCATCTTACAAACCATTAACACAAATCAAATTATTATGAGAATAAAAATCAAAGCACCACAGCGCAACAGCAGGACAACATTTCGTCAAAGTGAAATTGACCGCATGAAAGAAGTAATCAGGCACCAGCAAATCCGCATCAGGGAATTGGAAACCGTGCTGAAAGTACAGGACATTGACAAGGATGATGAGCATATCAAGGCCACACACCTTGCAATCAGGTCGGTATTTCCGTACTATCAGCCCGAATTTATCAAGGTGAAAGCCCGTAAACGTGAGGTGTTGGAATTGCGGCAAATATTCATTTGGATTTTGCGGCATAAAACCTCGTTATCGTTGAAGAAAATCGGTCAATTATGCGGTGGCCGTGACCACTCCACAATGATACACAGCGTTGAAACGGTGGACAACCTGATGACTTTTGACAAATCATTTGCCCGGAAGGTGGAAGCGGTTAAAAATGCTTATCAAAACTTTGTAGCATGATAAATATCATAAACTTTTCAGGTGGTCGCACTTCTGCATACATGGCAAAGCGGTTGATTGATGAAGGTTTGCAGGATTACATCGTCACGTTTCAAAACACAGGAAAAGAAATGCCACAGACACTTGACTTCATAAATGAATGTGATGTCCGATGGGGGTTAAATTTGGTATGGCTTGAATATCGTAAACCTGCAACATTTGTGGTTGTGGATTATGCAACTGCATCTCGCAATGGACAGCCATTCCAAGAACTTTTAGAACAAAGACCAAGTGGCATTCCAAATATGCAGTTTAGGTTTTGCACAACTGAACTAAAAATAAACACACTCAAACGCTATCTGCAAAGTATTGGCATAACTGATTACACATCATTTAACGGCATTCGATACGATGAGCCACGCAGATGGTCAAAGGTTCAAGACGATGTTGAATTGCCGTTGGTTAAATGGAAAACTACAAAGCAAGATGTTTTGGATTGGTGGAAAAAACAAGATTTTGATTTGCAAGTCAATGAACCATACGGGAATTGTGATTGCTGCTTTTTGAAAGGCAAAGGAAAACTCTCAATAATAGCCAAAGAAAAACCCGAATTATTTGATTGGTGGATTAGCAATGAAATGCAAAGCGGACACCAATGGAAAAAAGAAATTAGCTATGAAGCATTGCGGTCACGTTCTCAAAATCAAATCGGCCTTTGGGATGGTGACAAAAGTTTTGAATGTTTTTGCAACATTGATTGAAATTAAAGTTTAATTTACTATATTTGCACCTATGTTAATACTCGATATATGTTTAAGTGACCTGCCCAGTGAGGCAATCACTACCGCCAAGAACGGAAAGAAGTACATCAAGCTCGTATGTGCTGAACGCAAAGCCGAAGGAAAATTCGGTGAGACTCACTACATTGCCCTGTCGCAAACCAAAGAAGAACGGGAAGCGAAGAAACCTGCAACCTATGTTGGGGGTGCGAAAAGTTACAATAATGTAACTAACAAAAATGTAAGCAAAGAAAATCTTTTCAAAGCTGACAAGGGGGGCATCATGGAAAACTTCAAAAATGACTATGCTGCCCAAATGGAAAATGAACAAAATGACCTACCATTTTGATGCAGAACAAAATCATTGAAACCTGCGACCAAATCTGCTCAATGCTGCTTGAAAAAAATGCCAAGTATGGAAACTCCGCACTGGATCCGGTGCGAGTTTTCAGCAAGGCATCCACCACAGAGCAGTTACTTGTCCGCATTGATGACAAGTTGAGCCGCATCAAAACAACCGGGATGGAAGCACCTGATGAAGACACTTTGAATGACCTTATCGGCTACCTTATCCTGCTGAAAATCGCAAATAAAAAAGAAACGACCAACCCTGAATATAAACACAAGATATGACACACGAAGATAAACGCAAACACTTTATTGCACACGCCCGTAAAGGCATGAAGATGCAGGTTGTTGATGCCTGTAAAGGTCTGGCAAGTTATGCCACCGTGATAAAGGCCCTGAACAATCCAAGCAAGTATAAAAGCAAAAAGGAACAGCAAGTAATTGACACGGCTTTTGCGTTGCTATGACAACGGAAGACCGGGGATATAAAACGGTTGTGTATTGGAAAGACCAGATGATGTCCTTTGAGCCGGTGCCTGATGAC